AATACTGAAGCCGGTTATATCTGGGAGGTAGCTTATGCCGGAATGATTAGACAACACGCCCAAAGTTGGCAGGCAATTATATATTATTATCAAGCGTTGGAATATTATCATCAACGCGACGCAGGTAGCTCAGAAGCTTTACAGCTCTCTCAAGACTCCATTCTGGATGCTGCGTCCACCAGCCCCATAATTCCGAATGACCCTTCTGGCGATTATGCACCGAGCAGCATGGAGCAAGATTAGATTTTGCTGTATGTCCACCAGATTTCTTAGGCACAATATGATCTAGCGTCATATTAGCAAACTGTTCACCGCATATGTAACAACAACTATTCCAATCTTCAATAATAGACTTCCTGAATTTGTGCTTTGTTACCTTACGCGATACTAGCTCCTGATTCTCCTCGTTGATGTGGTGGCTCATAAGGCTCCGGCATTTCGTAAGGAAGCACCTCATAATCAAGGAGATGCGCGTTTGATTGTGCGATTTCCTCTATCCTAGCGGCAATACCAACGGCTACATCATCACAGGAATATTCACTATCCACTACCATCATGGCGCTTATCTCGACTAGGTAGCGGTTCATGTTGCAAGCTCACAGGTAATTTCGACCCCGGTCGAGTCTCTTGGTCGTAGTCTAAGCCAAAGACCGCCAAGTGATTTCGGCATTACTATTTTCTCTACGGCAAAACCAGATCCGCCTTTAAATTCTTCCTTGTATGTACCAGTTTGCAACGCCCACCGACTCTGGATTGTCTGGGTGCCATTAGCTGAAATGTTATATGCAGGATGGCTAATAATTGAACGCTCATGATTATGCCCATTAACTACAATTTGCGCCTGCGGAAAGATATTAAAATACTTTTGACCGCTTGATTTAGACGCACCTGACCATGCGCCATGGTGAAATGCCAATGTAGCTCTACGTGTTTTTCCTGTTGTACCGTCTGGATTTTGTTGAACGAAAGTAAACCAAATGAACCCCTGATAGTTCATATGGTGCACCTTAGATCCCTGCTCACGCATTAACCTAGTAACATTTTCTAGCGGGTCAATTTCATTGTGAGTTAATATTGATGTTTCGTGGTTGCCGTCACTCATCATTACAATTGTGTCTTTCCAATTGCTAAACCAGTTGGCGGTTTCGTTAAACACTAAATCAAAATAGTTATCGCCCATGTGTTCTGGACGGATTGAATTTTTATTGCTGCGACGATCCGACCTGCCTTGCATTAGGCACATCACGTCACCAAAGAATAAAGCAGGCGCTTTCTTTGCAGCAGCTTCATCCAGGTGTTTTGCTAATAACTTGCGGTTGCATTTAGGGTTGTCAAGATGTATATCAGATGCCAGAAAAAAATCAAATGCTTTAGTGGTGCTGGTGTATGGGATTCTAAGTTCAAGAAGCGCATCGCTATGTCGCTTCAATGCAATCATGGCTTCACCAGTAGAGCCCAACCAGTACTAGCGCCATCAGGCATCCAACGGCGATTAAAGCGTTCTTTCGAATACTTGATACCAGCGCCCCCGGTATTTTTGACATAGCCGCCACTGACGAGATCCGCCTCCCCATTGGGGTCGTTGAGGATCCAATGACCAGCATCAGTAAACCCGATCACCACGCTCCAGTGCCCGCCCCCACTTGGTGAATTACTTGCTCCCTGGTGAAGCCAGCCCACCGCCACTGGTCTGCCAGCACGTAACTCAAGCTCCAGCAAACCTGGGGCGCAGTTTGTAACGAACCTGGCTTGCAGATCTAGGAAGCGCAGCGCAGCTAATTGCGCCTGGCTGTCTGTTGTATCGCCATAAACAGCGCGGATTTTGTTATATTCATCATCGCTTTTTACTTTGCCGTAAAACTTAGCAATCATCGCGCAACTACTGCTGAAACATTCTCTATAACCGGTGCCGCTTTTGTTATCATTTTGCGCCTCGTATGGCACCTTGAGCAGCACAGATGTTGCCTTCTGGCTAATGCCCCAGAGTTTGCCTTCCGCTTCACGGCGGCGACGCAATCCCGCTTCAACGCTGCTGCCTGGATTTATGTACAACATCATTGCGCTAGGTACTGCGTCGTAATCTGACTCGCGCAACACCCTGGATATGGTGACGAAATCTGAGCTACCGCAGAAATGCCAACCTACGTTCCAGGCAAAGCTAACCAATGCGTTCTGCCGATTCGGTGACAGTGTCTTCCATCCAGGTACAGTTTTTGCTAACGCTGGCACGACTTTGGTTTCAATCCAATTGTCGAGCATGGCGTCTGCATCCTCGCGGCTAATAGAATCACCTTTTTTTACGAGTGCATCATTAAGCGATGTGAAGCCCCAGCCGATGGTCCAAGGTTTATCACCAGTACCTGGATCGGGATAAGCGCTCGACTCGAAACCTTCAAACTCGCGGATTAAATTAGCGGCCTGCTGCCATGCCAATGCAGGTTTTTTCGGTGGGTCAGCCCTGAATTTGCTCAGAAATTCTTGCTGCTCCTCAATAGTTAACAAGTCCCACGCATAATTGAATGCCGCCTGCTGGTGCGGGAGCGGCGGCTTTGATAATGCCTTCGCCGCTGCTAGGAAATTGCTCACTTTTTAACCAGTGGTGTAAAAATACCAGCAAGGATTTCAATTGCGCGGTAAAGCTTGACAAACAGCGCAGTGTAACGACCTAGGCGGTCATTATCTTTTGGCGTTGGGGTCAGGTTTACTACCGCGACGGCTGTAGCGTGTACGCCAATTGCAGCGCCAACGTACTGAGTCAATGTTTCAGGAGTGATAATCATGATGTAGTAGTTAACGCACCTCTAGCTTACTGACGCGGTTTTCCACTTGGTTCAACCTGCTAAATATTTCCCTGTTGGTCTCCTTAATGTCCACATGGATAATTTCCAAAGTCGCCGCAATGTGTTCAACGCTACTGGTTAGCTTTGTAATTGCGTTGCTTGCTTCCTCGTTGCGCTTGCTTGCCCCCACGGACAGCATCGCCGCCACACTAATGCTTGCCCCTGCAATTGCTGCTACTAGCTCGATCATGGGGCAGCAGCAATGGGTCTCGACGATGCACCTAGTCTACCGGCTCAGAATCCTGTTGAAGTGCTGCCATTGCTAAAAAACTCCACCCCGTCAGTAGGAGCAGCGATAACGAACTCAGCCCTAGCAGGGTGATCATGGCGCTACAGGCCAGACAACATTCCACGGGAAGCCGGCTTGGGCTGTTACATCACGCAACTGCTGGCGATACGTTGCCCATGGTGCAGGCGGTACTGGTGCATCAGGTAGTTGCGTCCAGTCGCAATCGCTAAGTAGCTGATTGCGTTGTTGCCGCACCTCGGTTTCTTTTGCGCTGGTGCGTTCTGCAATTTGTTCTGAGGTGGCAGGTGTCACGACCCATGCCATCTCCCACTTGCCAGCTTTTAGCGTTGGGTTTACTTGATTGCAGTTTTGTGTTGCTGGGTTGTAATCCGGTGTGGGCTTATCAGTTACGGGGAATACATTCCAATCAGCTAATGTTGCATCGCTTGGATTGCGGGGATAGCTGGTGTTGGGGTTGTCGCGTCTCAGATCGCCGATTGAGTAGGGATAAATCTCAACGGTCTGATTGGGGGCAAGGACGTACATGGTTTTAGAGAGTGCAGGGTAAGTTTAAAGGGCAAATTTACGAAAAGCACGAACTAGGTCGTCAGTGTCTAATTTTGAATTGCCTACAAAGGCGCCATCAGTAAAATCACAAACCCAAGCGCTGCTACTACTATTTTGCGTAGATACCAAGTGATTTTGACTATTAAAAGCTTCTGCCCCGCCGCTTTGGAAGGCCGCCACGGAGGTTCGAGCAGGTGCGCCAGCAGTACGATTAATTGTTCGGGCAGGTACTGAGTAGGCGTTAATACCATAACCGGTGTTGTTGCTGGCGGTAGTAGGTTTAAGATTTTGGTAAGCAATATCTAATTCATAATATGCCGGCAAATACCAGTCACTATATCCACCAATAGTCAACCCTTCGCAATATTGACCTGCCGGGTGACTTGCATTATTCATGTTGGCTGAATTTGCAGCACCATTAAAAAGACTATCGGTGCCAGTAGTAGCAGTAGCACTAGTTTTCCAACCTAATCCCACTTTCCCGTTATAACCACTTGCGCTTGGTGCAACAATCAATCCATGCGTAGCAACACCATTAGCAGTGTGGCTTATGTACCCAGCAAAGAAGCCACCTTGATATGCAGCGCCAATTTCAGGCAACGCTGCCGCTGCTGCCGCTCTTAAGCCATGTGGATGCCTCATGCTACATCTCCTACAGATGCTCCATACACCTGGGTGCTAACTTTCCAGAACTGGATCACGCTAAAGCCAGTTGTTGCAAGTGTTGGTGCGGTGCCGCCTTTCCATATTACTCCGCCAGTACCCCAGGTCGCATCAGTCCATGTAATCGTATAAGCAGTGCCATCATTTACCATAAGGGTGACGGACTCACCAGCAACAAAGTTTGTGCATTTTGGTGTGCGGCTAGCACCAAGTGTTATCAGTTGAATACTGCCATTACCGGGATCAACTTCAAATGCAGCCCCATCGGTAATAGTAAATACATCTTCAAGGATTGTGCCAACAATGGCAGGGTCAGTAAGTGTAGGGCTAGTAGCAAATACATTAGCGCCAGTACCTGTCTCGTCAGTTAATAATGCAGCAAAATTTGCGCTTGATGGCGTTGCTAAAAATGTAGCGGCGCCAGTACCCAGCCCTGAAACACCGGTAGAAATAGGTAGCCCAGTGCAACTTGTAAGCGTGCCAGATGCAGGTGTGCCCAGTGCTGGAGTCGTCAGCGATTTATTGGTAAGTGTTTGGGTGCCCGTGGTGGTCACCAAATTATCAGCAGTCAGCGTTTGCGTACTGGTGATAATAGAATCGACTTTGACAGATCCGTAAGGCATTACAGAATCACCCAGGTAGCGTTTGCAGGTACTGTAACAGCGAAAGTAGCAGTGACTTCAACTGGGCCAGCAGACATCCCATTATAACCTGCTGTCAAAGTGTAATCTGCGCCAATAACTTGTTGCGATTCAACGATGATAGAACTGCCGCCTGCTGCTGTAGCCCAGCTCAAAGTGCCGCTGCCGTTAGTGCTTAATACTTGTGCAGAAGTGCCATCGGTCGCCGGTAAAGTCCATAGCACATCTGCTGCAATTGTTGCTGGTGCCTGGAATCCAACGTAGTTAGTGCCGTTTGCAGTTGCTTCACGGAATCGTGCATCAACCTGATTATCTAAAATTACATCACCGGTAAGTGTGCCGCCTGCTTTAGGTAATGCAGCAGTAGCTAAATCGAATGATGCCTTGACTGCTGTTGGTGTAGCAGCTAATACGCTGCTGGTAGTGCTGGTGCTATCGCTAAGCTGTACCGCGCCAACTACGCTAGTAGTAGCGGCCACAATTTTGCTACCTGCAATGGCAGCACTGGCATTAATATCTGCGTTAACAATTACGCCGCTAGCGATAGCAGTAACGCCCGTGTTGCTTATGCTTATATCACCTGTGACTGCTGTGCTAGTTGCAACGTTTGCACTGCTGCCTAATACGATATTGCCGCTAGTTAACGTGGCAAGCTTGCTATAAGCAATAGCAGCCGCCGACGCAATATCAGCATTGACAAACGGGTACGCGGTTATTTGGCTCCATGTCGTATAGCCCAGCGAAGTCCAAGCTGTGCTGCCAGTGCCAAGTTTTATTTTGCTAGTATCCGATTCAATCCCAATCTCGCCTGCTAGCAGTGTCGGGTTTGCGCTTGTCCAGTTAGCAGCAGTATCACGCCGCTGCTGCATCAAGGCGGTTTGCGTAATGCTCATGATGCGTCACCAGCAAAGATAAGATAATCGCGCGCAGGGCTTGCTGCTGCGGCACCTGCTACCAGTATATAAGTTCGCGTAGGGCTTGCACTAGCTAATCCTGCTGCATAAATCAAATCGCCGTTCTGCGCTGGCACTGATTCAAGCTGCACCTCAACTGTAAATCGCTCGCATGTTACATCCTGAATAACTGGCTGCGATACATAGCGCCATACATAGTTGCCGTTTAAATCTACCGGCGGTGTAACGTATCCGCTCCATATTGTAGACGGCACATTGAAAATATTATAGGTTCCATAGTTATCAAAATAATGTGCTTTAATTGCATTTACATCTGCTTCTAATACATACTCAAATGTTAAACTTAAAGTTTTTCCAATCGATAGCGCGCCACGTCTAAAGCCAACGCCTGTACCGCCAATGCTTTGCTGGTATATTTGCGGATAATTACCTGGGCTAAATATCCTGGTTGTTGGTGTTAATTCAGGAAAGGTTGCCATTGTTATAACACCACGCTTGCAAGTTGTACAGTTACGTTATACCGCAATGGTGAACCCGTATCAACTGATATGGTGCCAGCATAACGCCAGTTGTAATCGACAGCGCTGATAGGCACAGACGCATAACCTTCCCATACTGCTGCGGGCAAATCAAATGGAACCAATGTACCTTCTTGCGTTTCATAATGAGTATAAATTAATTGCAAATCAGTTTCAGTAATTTGGGAATACCCAAGTGTTAGGATTTGATTAATACGTTTTGAGCCTTGCAGAAATCTTAAATTAATACCACTAACTGCAACATGAACAGTTTGCGGATAATTGCCTAAATCCAACGATCTTGAGTTTGGCGTTAGCGAAGGGAAGGTTGCCATCAGATTACCTCAAATGAACCGTTTAATATCTCGTCGCTTATAATGCTGATATCACTTACATTAAGCGGGAAGTGCTCAGCGGTGATTGATGTCATGCCGAATGTTTCATGCTTAATGTCAGTAACTTGGTAATGGTCTATTTCGGTGCGGTTATTGCCTTGGCTATTAACCCGCTGGCGTTCTACTTTTATAATATCAGTTGGCTTCAATGCAACAGTCACCAATGGCGTTTGCAATGATATGCTATGCGTTGAATATTTGCGCCTTGCTAATTCGTATTTGCCATACATCGTAGCATGAGTAGCGCTAGTGCAAAAATCAGTCATATCGTACTGAACAATTGGCGCATCGCTAACAGTTGTAGTGTATCTAATGCTAGTAGTTCTTTGTATGCCAATGATTAACGGGTCCGCTTCACGCCATAGCAACGATACCCGCACATTACGCCGCTCATCTAAATTAAAATACACTTTGCTATAGCTGCCAGGTAATATGTTGTCTTCATCAAATACAATCACAGGAGTTATTGCGGTTGTCTTAATCGCATAGCTACCGTTTAAAGGTAGCAGCGGTTGCAACTGGTACTGGCCGCCAGCAGAAATAAATGATAACAGAAAGAATGGTGCAGTGCTAGATATATAATCAATTACATTGACAGATTGTTCTAGCATCCCGTTAAAATGCAGCCCGTATTGATTAGCAAATGTTGCTAAATTTTGCAGATTAGTTACATCAATTGGCATCGCAATATCAAATGTGGCGCTACCATTAGCGCGTTTTAATTGCGTAAATAACAGCATTGCAAAATCTACAAATTGATTGCTCGGCCCTACGGCATATTGGCTTGAAACCAAGCCGCCGCTATAAAGGTCTACATCAACGCCATTCTCATAAAATAAACAAATCTGCCTAGTAGTTGTTGGGTAGGTGCCATCTGTTGGCGGGTCATATATGTTGCCATTAATTTCTAAGAATGTAATATCAGCAAAGTTTGTGTAGTCTGCTGTTGCTGATGGCGCGTCAGGGTCTGCGTATTCGCTAAGAAACCATTCTCTTTGGGTGCCTTCCAGCGTACCTGTGCTTGCAGGTAGCGCCGTATTATACGGATTAACAAGTGCTATGTTCTCATATACAAATGTAGGAGCACCTGTTAAACCTAGACTTGTCCATTCGCTAGGGTTTGGTGCAGCTAATCCACTAGTTGGGGCCGTTATAATTGTGCCGACTGCGCATGGAATGCCAGTAGTAGAATTTAAATTATAAATTTGGAAAGTTGTTGAAGGGCTTGTAATGCCAAGTGCCGTTAGAACAGTAGCCGTAACATCTGTTCCGGTTGCATTATCAAACGCGGTAAAGTTAGCAAATGATGTTTTAAGAACTGCGTTAGTGGTATCGCCAGTCCCTCTGGTGATTCTTCTGATTCTAGCATAGAAATTTACAAGGTCAGGCAGACGGAAGGTATCAGTGCCAACTTTTACAATCGGCTCTAGATAGCTATAAGTATATAGCCCACAATATATATTGCCAGAATTTATTGGGCATGTGTTAGTTGCTGCTGCTAACGTTGCTACTGTTTCATAGTAATGAGTTAACGTGATTGTTTGGTCTGGCAAAAACTTTATATTCCTATTCCCAACCCACGCATAATGTTTAGCTGGGCTGCTAGCCATTTCGCCTTGGCTTATTGCATAAAGAAAGCTACCAACAAAATTGTTTGAGCCAGTCTTTATCATTGGCGGCTGTATCCATGTGCCGCCTGCATTAGAAACACGTTTACAAAATACAATCGGAACTGTATCACCAGCAGTTGCAACAGTTTGCTCTTTACTGATATCAGGTTGTGGCTTTTTGCTTTTTGTTGGTAAGTTATCATTTGCAACCGCAGATTCACCAACTGGTGATTTCTTTTGCGCTCTTGCTGCTAATACTCTTTCGTTATGCTGTCTTGCCAAATTATTGAATTGGTGCGCTTGCATATTATCGACAGCTAATTGCATTACGGCATTCGGCCCTTGCCTCGCTGCGTAAAATATATCTGCGGCAGTTTCTTTAACATCTCTAAGTTTTACAGCCATTTCAATAGGATTTTTACCTCCTAGCTCTCTAGTGTCAAAATATAATTTATTATTTTCAACAAATGGGCTCATGACTAATCCTCCTTTTTATATTTAAAAATTGCAGCCGCCATTAATTCCGCATTAACAATAATATTTCCGCCTTGGATTGTTATTACCTTAGTGCTACCTTTTAGATGTTCACCATCTAGGGTTTCATATATTGGCATATCATCTATAAGCTTAAATACCACCCCATCGCGTGTTGTACCATCAGCACAGGTAACGCTTAAATCAAAGCCGATTATAATTTCAGTCATGAGCCTATCTGCCGCAGCAACATATCTGCTGTTATCTTGCGTGTCGGCACCTGTGATTTTAATTTATTTATTGCTGGGTTCACTGTCCATTGCACTGTTTCATCCGTAAGACTAGCGCCAACAATACTGCCAATAAAGCGATTTATTAATTGCGCACTAGCACCATCAAATGAATCAAAGCCTACATCCTGGATATAAAGTGATGCAATGATTAAGTTATCGCTTTCCATTGCTTCTTCAGTTGTGTCTACAATCCCTTGCCGTCCGCCAATTGATACATTTAAATCATTCACTGATGCTGCCTGCGTCAAACCAAAACCGTTTACATCAAATGGTAAGTAAATGTATTCGCCGCCAACATCAGCATCAATACTTAAAATTTGCGGTAATTGATAAAAGTTTTGCCATTGCTTTGTTGGTATCCGTAATCCGCTGATAGGGTCAACTGCGGTATCCCTATCGGTGTAATATTCCATAAAGCTCATAATATCATAATCTGCCATTAGCTTAACCCCATCTGGCTGCGCATATTCATATCACCTTGAATTATGTTTAATGTTTGCCTAACGCCGGTTTGTACTGCACGTCCTAGGTCTTGCATCGTAACGTAATTAGTACCACCCATTTGCATCACTGGCCCGGTTTGAATATTTATCTGCGGCTTAATAGTGGCTGTGCTGTTGCGACCTTGCGCCATTCTAGATGGTCCTACAACACCGCCATTAGCGAATGCTGGTATTACCGCTCCACCGCGTGCGCCGCTCATGTAGTTAGCGCTTGCGGCAGCCATCTTAGATTCAGGAATTATATATTCGCGCTCACCGCCTTCGCCTACCATTGCAAGGGTAGGGCTGTCCACAACGCCGCCTTTGGCGAATCGTGGCAATTGAGGCTGGGGTAACATTGGAATCTGTGGAAGCTTTAGGTTTGCTAACGCTCGGTTAGCGCCTTGGATTACGTTATTGATTGCGCTTACTACACTGCTTATAGCATTACCGATACCATTCAAAATGCTGTTTACTATGCCTTTCACCATTTGCATGGCTGCTTCAAATGGTTTTGTGATTGCATCTTTAATTGATTGGAACGCAATGCCAATATTTTTTATCATGCCGTTTATCGTATCTTGCACCGGCTTAACAAATTTTTCACTTATAAAAGTTGTAACTTCTGTAAATACTTTTTTAGCTGGTTCTATAAAATTTGTATTAATATATCCATATGCCGCAGTTGCAAATTTTAATATTGCATCTTGTACTGGCTTGATAAAATTCTCCGCTACATAAGTTGTAACCGTGGAGAACAATGCTTTAGTCGGCTCTATAAATGTTGCATTGATATATTCGTATGCCGCAGTTGCAAATTTTAATATAGCGGTTTGCACTGGTGTTATAAAATTTTCACTTATGTAAGTTGTAATAGTAGAAAACAGCGCTTTAGTTGGCTCTATAAAATTTGTATTAATGTATTCATATATTGCAGTCGCAAAACTTGATAAGGCCTCTTGCGTTGGTGTAATAAAACTATCAACAATATATTGTGTTAGCGCTGCGT